GCTCCCCTGGTGGGGGGAGAGCGCGCAGGGACGAACCCCGACAATCTGAATGAGCGCGCCCGGAACATCGGATCACGGCGGCCTCGCTCCAAGCAGGCCAGAAGCTTTTGCCCCCGTGCGCCCTTAGCAGCGGTCTTGCGGCCGGCTCGATCTCCGCTTTGCCTGGGAGGTGCGCCGGCCAAGGAAATTGAACCCCCAAACCCCCGCTTAGCGCGGGGTTTTTCTTTTGGAGAGAGATTTGCGCAAAAAGTGCCGCAGCCGCGTCCGCAGCCGGGGGAAATCGATTTTGACCGTGTACACCCGCATGGTTTGCCTGTTCGCCTATGCGCAGGCGACGGAGAGGTGGACGGAGTGGAGCTTTCGCACCGTCTCCGAACACCAGGCGCTAAGCAAGCTGGCCGAGGGCGAGGCCGTGAAGATCGTGCGCTGGAACAAGGGCGTGGCGCAGGTGGTGGGCTACCGCTCGACGCGGCCGGAGCGGCTGGAGCGGTCGAGCCCGTGCACACTGACTTTCGGGACGATGAAGGCGGTCGCCAATAGCGTGGGGGCGGCCAAGAATGTGCAGCTGAGCCGCGGCGAGCGGATGCAGATCGAGAAGTTCAAGGTGTGGCCGCTGATCGGCGACACCAAAGCGGTCGCGGTGCGGCCGAGGATCTCGGAGCGCGAGCGGCGGGTGGCGGAGACGCTGCTGGGCGCTGTGCCCACCCGGAAGGCCCATGCGCTCGGGCCGCTGACACGGCTCGGCATTGCGCAGAGTTCAGGACGAACCGAGCGGATGAGGATGTTTGAAGAGTTGCGGCGGGAAGGTTTCGGCGAACTTGTTCTGCCACGGCCCGAGACGCGGGGGTTGTGGGCCGCGGCATGAGGCTGGCGGAGCTGTGCGCGAGCCGGGAAGACCATCCTAACCGGCTGAAGTTCGAGGGATGCCTGACGCTGGTGGACGTGGCCAGCGACAAGGCGCCGAGTGGGGCGCGCGGACATCGCGTGGTGCTTCCCCAGAAGGCAGCGCAGGCGGCGCTGCCCACACTGCTGGGCATGGGCGTGGGCTACAAGCCGGGCTGGGACGGTCATGACAATCGGCAACGTTGCGGGATCATCACCGCGGCGCGGATCCGGCGGCACAAGCTGCTGGTAAGCGGCTATCTGTTTGCCAGGGATTTTCCGGAGCTGGCGGCCCTGGAGTGCGCGGAGCTGGGCATGAGCTACGAACTCGCCGATGCGCATGTGGCGGATATGCGGCGCGCGGTGTGGATGCTGACGCGGGTGACCTTCACGGGCGCGGCCGTGCTGAAGAAAGACAAGGCGGCGTACCGCGGGACCAGCTTCCGTGTGCTGGGGGCGAAGCAGGCGCCGGCGGCGGAGGCGCGGTGCAAGCCGGCCGAGGCGTTGGCCGCATGATCGCGCGCGATGACGGGCTGCAGTGCCTGGAGTGCACGGTGTGCGGCGAGGTGCTGGAGTTGCGGCGCAAGGACCTGCGCAATCCGGAAAGAATGCTGGCCCTGAAGGAAGAGATGAGTTTGGAGCATGGGCCGTGCGAGGAGTTTCCGGAGGACCCCGAGCGGGCCCGAGCGGAGCGGCACTATCGCGCGGGGATGCGGGCGGAGATGGAAAAGGCCGCGCAGGCGCTGCCCGGCAGATGACGGATTTTCATGGCGCCCTACCTGCGCCATTGGCTGGCATGGGGGCGTACAGACACCCTCATGCCGATTTTTAAGGAGTTGGGGACGAGCCTTGCATGATGTGGTGGGGGCGGTGCGGCGGGCCAATAGCTTTGAGGCGACGGGGAGTTTTGGCCAGAGCGAGCGGCTGCAGGATGAGTTGGTGGCGGAGTATCTGGACCTGACGCAGGCGATGGCGACGATCCCGCAGCGCACGCGCCAGGTGGGGCGGCTGATGCTGGAGGGATGGCGCGTCCCGGAGATTGCCGCGCTGTGCGGCGTCTCGGTGCGCACGGTGTGCCGCGAGCGGAGGAACTTTCGGGAGTGGCTGCTGTGTCCGGCGGCGGGGGATGCGGCGTGACGAAGGCCGTAAAGAAATCGCGAGCCGTGAAGAGATCTTCGGGCGTAAAGAAACGGGCGCCGGTATCACAAAAATGTGATGCCGCTGGAGTGGGCGGCCTGGCCGGGCTGCCGTCGAAGCAGCGAGTGTTTTGTTTGGAGTATGTGGGCAACGGGTTCAATGCCACGCGGGCGGCGAAAAAGGCCGGCTACAGCGCGAAGACGGCGGATTCGCAGGGATCGCGGCTGTTGAAGAATGCCAAGGTGGCGGCCGCGATTGCGGCGTTCACCGGGAAGGCCTGCGCCAAGCGCGAGATCACCGCGGAGCGGGTGCTGGACGAGATTGCCAAGCTGGCGTTCTTCGATCCGCGGCGGATGTTCCGGGCGGATGGGACTCTGGTGCCGATCCAGGAGCTGGACGACGCGACGGCCGCCGCGATCGCCGGGCTGGACGTGAAGACGTTGTTCGAGCAGAGCGTCCCCGTCGGCGAGCTGAAGAAGATCAAGATCGCGGACAAGGGCGCGAACCTGGAACGGCTGGGGCGGTACCTGAAGCTGTTCACCGACAAGGTGGAGCACACCGGCGTGATGGGCGTGCAGCTCATCACCAGCGTGCCCCGCCCGCAACGAAGTAAGGAGACAGAGACATGAGAGACATGAAGACGAAGGTTCAGGAGCAGACGCGGGGAAATTCGGCTTTGCGCGATGAGAGGTCCCCGATGTCGCCAACCACACCCAACATTCGCAGCGAGGCGGAGTGTCTTCGTGATTCCGTTCTGAGACTTAAGGCGCTTGTGTCGAGCGTTGTGGAAGAGACGGAAAGCTTGGAAACGGGAGAGTCCCCAGGGAAGCCGTACCGCTCCGGGCTGGATGGTGTGCTGTCGGACGCTCGTGAGGCGGTTGCGGAAACGATTGGCATGGTGGATCAGTTCCGCGTCTACCTGCTCGGATAGCTGTTGCAGACCGGAGTTGAGCGCTTCGCGGAGGAGTTCCACGAGAAGCTGCTGAAGATCGACTTTCGCGAGCGCTACGATCCGTATCCAAAGCAGCGCGCGTTCCACCAGTCGCCGGCGCCGTTCAATTTTCTGGGCGGGGCCGCGGGCCCGGGCAAGACGGCGTGCGGCCTGGTCGAGCACATGGTGGGGTGCAACGAGTTCTCGCTCGACGACGCGCCGCATGTGCATACGCTGATGCTGCGGCGGACGCAGCCCAAGCTGCGCGCCACGCTGGTGACGCGCTTCGAGGAGCTGATCCCGCGCGAGCTGTATCGCAGCTTCGACCGCACCTCGCTGAAGGTGACGTGGGCGAATAACGCGACCACCAACTTCGGCTCGATGCAGTATGAGCACAACGCCTGGGACTGGCAGGGGCAGTGGTGGAAGATCTTCTACGACGAGCTGTGCGAGTTCATGTTCAGCCAGTGGAACGCGACCAGCGCGTGGAACCGCTGTCCGGTAAGCCGGTGGTGCACCAAGGATGGGGCAGGGAACCCGATCGGGATCGGCGCGCCGTGGGTGCGCAAGCTGTTTGTGGAGCACCGGCCATGCGACGAGATGGACGAGCTGCAGCGGCGCAACTATAAGGCGGCCGACTACGCATACTTTCCGTGCACCTATCTCGACAACCCGATCTACGCCAACGATCCGCAGTTCCTGAAGAACCTGGAGAACTATCCGGAGGCGATCCGGAACGCTCTGAAGAGTGGGAGCTGGGACGTGGTGGGCGGCTACTTCATGGGCGCCTTCGACCAGGCGCAGAACGTCTGCGCGGCGAGCGAGTGTAGGCCGGAGAGCTGGCATAAGCGCTGGATCTCGGGCGACTGGGGCTTCGAGCACTGGTCGGCGATCTACTGGCACTATATGGACGATTTCGGGATCGTGCGCAGCTACAAAGAGCGCCTGGTGAAGCACCACGATCCGGAGATGCTGGCGGAGATGATCGTGCGGGAGAGCGTGGACGAGGACGGCAGGATGCCGAAGTTCGTGAGCTTCCCGTTCAGCCACGACGCGTTCGCGGACCAAACGACGAAGAGCTATGGAGCCAATCCAAATTCCGTGGCCGCGCGGATGACGCGGTTGCTGCGCGAGCATGGGCTGCCGGTGCCGGTGAACAGCGGCAAGGACAAGATCGGCCGCGAGCAAACGATGTACAACATGCTGCGGCGGCGGGTGAAGGTCGGCAAGAGCGCGGCGGGCGCGGCGATCGAGCTGCCCAACTGGATGATCTCGGAGGAGTGCCCGAAGCTGATCGAGTGCATCGGGAGCG